ACCCCTACCCCTACCCCCGCCCCTGCCAAGCCTTACGTCACTGTGACCAACAACGTGACTCGCGTGACGTTCTACTATGTGCGAGACAACCCCGGTAAGAATCGCGTTGAGGTGGCCAAGGCTTTGGAGAAGCAAGGCTTCAAGCCCGGCTCTGTGTCCTCGCTGCTGGGGCAGATGATTAGGCAAGGACTGTTGCGCGAGAGTGCACACCTGCTCTACGCCATGACCAACGAGTACACCCCGATCAAAGGCAGCAAGGTGATGAAAGCTATGGCCGCTAAGAACCAAGCCAATCCCGAGCGCAAGAAAGTTGTCATCGTCAACAAGCGCACAGGTGAGATTGTCGGAGCCGCGCCCGTTGCCGAGCCTACCCCGGTAGCAAAAGAGTGGACGCCCGATGATGTCATCGACAAGCTGACGGTGCACCAAGCCATCGCTCTGTTCAAAGCACTACGCAACGTCTTGGTGGGGTGAGTATGAGTAATAACTTTTGGAAAGACTACGAGCCGGAGCCGAATGGGCCAGCACCTATGACCACAGATAGGGCATTGGACTTGGCGCAAGGTTATTTAGACCGATTGATTAGAGGTTTAAACATGGATGACACATCTGAAGCGGTACAAGTGCGTGACGCCATAAAGCAAGCCCGTGCCCTCGACAAGAAGGCAGAGAACGCCAGAGAGTTGGGGCTGGACTATGAGCCGCCCTGTAAGACGGGAAGCCAATGCACCAGCAAGTGCCAGCAGTGTGTTGTGCAGGAGCCTGTGGCTTATTTGTGTGAGAACGCAGTTGGTCACAAGTATTTCCGATGGAAGAAGCCATCAAGCACATTCAAGCCGATTGCCCTATACACCACCCCACCCGCAGCACAGCGGCAATGGGTTGGGCTGACGGATAAGGAACTTGAAGATATTTGGTTTCACGCCGAAACTGGCGGCGCAATGTTGCTGCGATTTGCCGAAGCCATCGAAGCCAAACTCAAGGAGAAGAACAATGGATAAGACGATAGACATGGCCCGTGAGGCTGGCGTTTACAAAGATTGCGATTGGCGGTATGGAATGAAGGCAGAGGGAGATTCCCTCAAAGCCTTTGAAGCCCTTGTCCGTGCTGATGAGCAAGAGAAGTACAAGTGGGACATTCACTCATGCGGCCCGACCTGCAAACGGTATGCGTGTGTGGCAATGCGTGAGGCTGTTGAGGCCGAGCGTGAGGCTTGTGCAAAGATATGTGATGCGCTGCACTACGAGGTTGACGCTTACGGAGCGCAATGCGCTACCGCCATCCGAGAAAGGGGGAACACATGACCGACACTTTCACCGAAACAGTTTTGTTTTTCATGGAGTATGCGTGGCTTATGGTCATTGTGAGCTTGGTTCTCTTGACGCTGCCAGTCTGGTTTATCCCGTACACCGTGTTCAAAATCTGGAAATACTTTGGGGGGAACACATGAGAGCACTGATCGACTACATCAAGAAGCTGTTCGCCCGCGTGCCCCCTGCGGCAACGGATGAGCACTGCCCCTACTGCCGAGGCTTGGGCTACGACAGCAGCGGGTGGACATGCATATGTTTGAGGGAAAAGAAATGAAAAAACTATTGGTTATCGCTGCACTATTTTGTAGTGGCGCACAGGCCCAGCAAAGCTCCATCCTGTACACGGGTCAGGACTTACACACCCGCTTCATCAATGACCGAGTGACAGCTCTTGCCTACATCGCAGGGGTTGCTGACTCGCAGTCGGGTATCACGATTTGCATCCCTCCGGGGCAAGTAACGCTGGGGCAGATGGGTGACATGGTCAGGCAGTCCTTGGAGCGCATCCCGTCCGAGCGACACTTGTCTGCGGATGTTTATGTTCAGGTCACGCTGTCCAACCGCTGGCCATGTGCAAGGAAGGGGGGTGCGATATGACTTACGACTACCAAGGATCGCTGTCCCAGAAGCTGGTGGACGAGCTGCTGGCTGTGATTCACAAGTACGACGAAACGATGATGGTGGCAACAGCCATCGGATGCCTTGAGATCACCAAGGCGCAACTACTGCAAGAACACATGGAGGACGAAGATGAGTGAATGCCGTCACCGCTGGGAGCCGAGCAACTTCGGCATCAAGTACCGCACACCCAACCACTACATTTTTGAATGCAAGCGATGCGGCAAAAGCATCTTCGCAACACTGAAGGAGAAGGCATGACCCCCGTACGTCAGAAGCGAATCCGTACGCTACTACGCGCAAACCCAAACGGATTGACGCCGCATGAGATTGCGGAGGAGATAGGCGCACACGTTGCCAACGTGAGGACTTCACTCAAGGCCATGCCCGATGTGTACGTGGACCGCTGGCGTATGGGCAACCGTGGGCAGCTTCAGAAGGTATGGATCGCTGTGCCTGTGCCGGACGACTGCCCACACCCCAAAGACCGCGCCAAGTGGGGCGTGCATCACCAGAAACCAAAGACCCAGTGGGTCATCACACAAGGAGCTACCGCATGAAAGCAACAAACAAACTACGCTTCGTTGAGCGCTACGTCTGTGTGATCAAGTCAACCTACGGCGACAGAGGTGAGGTTTCTGATCTTGTCAAAAAGATGATCCTCCAGCAATGGTGGGAGGACAACACTGTGATTCTCACAGTTCACGTCACAGATAAGGATGGCAACACGCTGCCGTCACCCAGCCGTGGCGAATGGCGCGATGTACCAGTGGAGGTGGAAGCATGAACAGCGAAGACGAAGAGTTCAACCGCATCGAGCGTGAAGCCAAGCAACGCATGGAGGCAGTGAAGGACACGATCCGATACCGCGATGCCTTCCCCAAAGACTACCGCTTACCAAAGCCTTGGGTGGGGTTGACGGATGCGGACCGTAAACTTGTTAGGAACAGTGTTGGCTACAACCAGTTCATGACGATTAACGAATATGCGGACCGTGTTCAAAAAGCTACCGAAAACAAACTGAAAGAAAAAAATGAAATGTAAATGCCACCCCGACTCACCCTTCCACTGGAAGCAGAACCCCCGCCCGAGCATCTTCTTCCAAGACGCTGCGTTCAGGGCCAAAGGCGCGACAGTCAGCACGGACTACAAAGCGTTCGGTATATACAGCCGTGCGCATCCACACCTCAAACCCTTCCTCAACAAGCACGAACTGTGATGAGAACATTTGCAACCGCCGAAGTGCGTCAACTGCTGCGCGACAACCCGGACGGCGTGGACGTTGGCACAATTGCCAACCGCGTGGACCGAGAGCCAAGCAACATCCGCAAGCTGCTCAGCACAATGCCTGATGCCTACATCGACAGATGGGTACGGCAAAACGGTAACCCCCCAATGGCTATCTGGTGTGTCGTAGTACCGCCAGAGAACTGCCCCAAACCTGAAAACAAACCAAGGAGAAAATGAAATGCTAGATAACGTAAACGGAATCACTGCTGACGACATCCAAGTCAGCGGCAACCACTACAAGGACATGGCCATTCAGCCGTGGCACATCATGGAGGCAGTGATGACGCAAGAGGAGTTCATCGGGTTCCTCAAGGGCAACATCATCAAGTACAGCCTGCGTGCTGGGCGCAAGGACGGCAGCGATGACGCTGGCAAAGCCAAGCACTACATGCAGAAACTCAAAGAAGTGCAGGGGTACTGACATGGACAACGACGCACTGAAAGAAATGCGCGACCTGTGGTCGGCAACGATTGAGAAGGACGGCGGCTACTGCCCTTGCTGTGACCGCTGGGGCAAGATATACAGGCGCAACCTGAACGCCTCGATGGCGCGTCAGTTGATGTGGCTGGTGCAAGCACCCGACCGGGGAGATGGCTGGGTGCACGTCCCGTCAAGCGCTCCTACGTGGATGCTGCGCACACACCAGCTACCTACGCTGCACCTGTGGGGGTTGGTAGAGGGCGCTGACTCCGGCACCAAGCTGGCATCGAGCGGGTTGTGGAAGCCTACCCCCGAGGGTGTTTTGTTTGCGCAAAACAAAATCACTGTGAAGAAGTACGTGTATGTTTACAACAACACAGTGATGGACTCGGAAGGCGAAGACATCTCGGTTGTTGATGCGCTTGGCGACAAGTACAACTACCAAGAGATCACGGCCAACTATGACGGGTCAGCCAGCAGTTTTGAGGAGCAAGAGTAATGGCCACAGGTCCTGAAGGAAAAGTAAAAGCAGTCGTTCGCAAGATGCTGGCCAAGCACGGCATCTACTACTTCATGCCTCCGGGCATGGGGCTGGGGCGCTCGGGTATCCCCGACATCATCGGCTGCAAGAACGGCAAGTTTATTGCCATCGAGTGCAAGGCTGGTAAGGGCAAGACCACCGCGCTGCAAGATCGTGAGTTGGTTGCGATCTGCAACGCTGGCGGGTTCACGTTCGTGGTGAACGAGACCTGCCTTGATGAACTGGAAGAAAGGTTACTGACATGGATAAACTGACACAAGCGTCGTGGGACGACACGATTGCCAACCTGAGCAAACGCGATGAGGGTGTGCGCGATCACTTCGCACAACTGATACTGACACTGGCCAAGTGCTACAACTTGGACGCACCCCACAAGGCAGTTGTGCTGGTCGATACTGGAGAAGCCCTGCTGACCTTCTGCGCTGGCGCGGATGAGATGGACATGGCTGAGATGATCGGTCAAGCCAACGAGATGGCGCAAGCAATCTTGCTGCGCGATGCACCACCCAAGGAGATGTTTAATTGAAAACAGTAACTGAGATGGCACGCGAGGCTGGCGTTTACAAAGACTGCGCTTGGCGGTATGAAATGAAAGCCGAGGGAGATTCCCTTGAGCGCTTCGCTGCTCTTGTGATCGCCAACCACCCACCGCAGTCATTCATGACTTACCACGAAGGCGTAGAGGCGGGGCGACTAGCTGAGCGTGAAAGACTTCAGGCG